AAGTCTCCTAGCTTTTGCTTTGGCCAGAGTCTCCTCCTTGAGCACAATCTTACTTATCTCGAATTCTTCTCTAAGCATTGACTTATACATTTCTAGACCCTTGATTGAGTCTGCGTACTTCCTAAATGGCAGGACTGTTGGACAGTTAGGTGTGTCTTCAAAAGTCTCACCGATGGCTTTGCTAGTAAGTAAAATTGGGAGTTCTGATAGAGTGGATCTATCTCGACACATTTCTCTTGCTAGTCTCATCAGCCTCCTCACACTCGACGAGCCTTCTCCCCACTGAAACAACCTCATTTTGAGAACAGCAAGTGACAAGAGCAATGAGTTACTCTCTGAAAGGCCAGAATTGATTCCATCCGCATACGTGTCCCAAATATTGTTAATATCTCTTAGCTTATTTCCAGATGTGTAGGGGTCTACCAGTGAGTAAAGAAACTTAAGTGAATTGGAACCAACTGAGCTCTGATTAAGAAAGATGGAGTTGAATTCGACAGATTCATTTGATATCATGTTTTTGTAATCACTAGTAAGCACTGAGTAGAACTGCAAGAAGGAAGCGTAATGAGACAGGACTTCATGAGAGTGAGACTCAATAACCAGTAAGTCTTCTACTGTTGGACTCTCATTCTCCTTCTTCTGAACTATAAGGAATTGGGCAATGTCATCGCTTGTGCAGAAGCTCTTAATTCTCATTGAGCATGAGTCTAGAACTAAAGAGTTAATGTCATGCCAAACCTGGTGGACGAGAGAGTGCCATAAAGATGAAGTGTAATGGTAGATTCCCTGCCCCATGTGCGATTGTCCAAACAACCCAGGAAGAGTATAGCCATCCTCTTGAGACTCCCATAACTCAGAATAGGGCAGAGCTTCGAAGATTTTGAGTTCTCCAAGGAAGCAGGTCATCATAGGAATGAAGTGCTCTGTCGTTCTGCTACTAAACAGAGCAAACATGTATCCAAATATAGACGTGTTAAAGTTTGGCCCCCATCTAGTCTGATCGGCAGTTAATCTAAGGCCATCGCCACATTCATTATGAGCTTCAGATAAGAGTTCAACTTTCTGAGGATTGTCCAGCATGTCTATTCCAGTAGACTTCCCTAGTCTTTTAGAAAAAGATTCAGTTATCGACTGAATTATTCGGTATTCAGATGAGAGGATTGATATTTCTCTGTTCCCACCAACCTGAGCCTTGTCAAACATTCTAAAAGTTAGATCAATTACCCTTGACAGGATTGATATAGCTAAAGATGCTGTTGTTGGAGCACTCTCCTTAGATGATAGTAATGTAATTGATTCAAGAGCGGAGCACCTCAAGAAACGTATCGGGTCAAATGAAGCCTTCATAGTCATTAGCTCTGTGATCTTGGGACAAGTTCCTGAGAAGTTGGTCTTAAGCTTTGAAATTGGACCCCAGACTGACAAAAGCCCGAGTGGGCAAATGGTGAATCTGCCTGAGTTCTCAGCTGATAGTTTAGAAAGATCAGAAGCCATCGACTGCAGAATTGGCTTTTCCATTGACTC